TTTAGTTCTAAGCCCTTCAGTCAGACGGCTTACACCAGCTTCGAGCGAGTTGGCTCGTTGTTTAAAGGTCGATTCAACTGTTGAAATCTGACCTTCTATATCTTCGATAGCTGGACTCCAGTCAGTAGCTAAAGTGCCTTTTTCAAGTTTAATCCTACGCACAGAATAGTTATTATTTCCACCGTGGTCATACAAGGCCATCTCTCCCCTCGAATAACGAGGGTCGTCGTTCGGAAAGATAACTGGACCTGTGAACGTGAACCGTTGCCATTCTTTGCTTGGAGTGATGTCTGCACTAGCTTTCAGACCAAATCGATTTGTTTGGTAATGATAAAAAAGAAGAGGACGGATTTCGCCACCTTCATTGATTTTTAAATCAAACGATAAAGTCCAAGTCTCCCCGACATTTTCTTGTGAAAGATATGGATGCAAAGGAAACGAAAAGAAACGTGTACTTGTTCGAATCTTCTCAGAATCTCGATAATAGTTTCTGCCACCAACTTTAACACTCGCAATCCGACTAGCCAGCTCCTCAGCTGTCTGCGTGAGTTCTGACTTGCTGGCTTTATCTTTGGTTGCATTCAGGATTTCCTGACGGATAGAGCCGGCTCGCACCTCAAATTCAGCCTGACTCAACTTCTGATTTAGCTTGTTCTGCGTGTCTGTCTCAAGACTCTTCACCGACTGCCTAATATTTTCAGCAGTCACATTGAGTGAGCTGATATCGGCTTTAGTTCTAAGGCCTTCAGTCAGACGATTCACACCAGCTTCGAGCGAGTTGGCTCGTTGTTTGAAGGTCGATTCTACTGTTGAAATCTGACCTTCTATATCTTCAGGAGCTTCTGAATAAGAAGTATCTACATCGCTTATTTCAAACTTCGGCATCCAAATCCAAACGGCTCCTTCTTGGTTGAAATTGAACAACCATTCATTTGTGGTCTGCTTGGATTCGTTTGTCCAACCTTTTGGAATATGGACAACATATCGTTTAATTTCTGTCGACAATGTCACATTTCCAGTTTTATATCCGATATTCCCTAATCGAGATCTTAGCATTATTCCATTTTTATTTGCCTTAGCATAAAAACTAATGGTTACATCTTGATTAGTCGTACTTCCGGGAATTACTTTCCCGAATTGACCCAGAGCTGGATAAGTAACCTTGGGATTACCTCCATCACGACCAGATGGATTCAGACCTATAATTTTAAGAGCCTTGTGTCCAAGATACTTACTTTCGCTATCGATAGCAGCCGTATATGTACTCGTTGTCCAAATTCCTGTTTTTGAAATATCCTGCTTGAATAGTGAGTTAAAGAATAGATTTCGACCGGATGCCTGCACACTCGCTATCTTACTAGAGAGCTCCTCAGCTGTCTGCGTGAGTTCTGACTTGTTGGCTTTATCCTTGGTTGCGTTCAGGATTTCCTGACGGATAGAGCCGGCTCGCACCTCAAATTCAGCCTGACTCAACTTCTGATTTAGCTTGTTCTGCGTGTCTGTCTCAAGGCTCTTCACAGATTGCCGGATATTTTCAGCAGTCACATTGAGTGAGCTGATATCGGCTTTAGTTCTAAGCCCTTCAGTCAGACGGCTTACACCAGCTTCGAGTGAATTAGCACGCTGCTTAAAGTTGGATTCGACTACTGAGACACGGTCTTCTTGGTCTTCATACGCTGGTTGATAGGCTGGAAAATAATTACCAACCGATAACATAGCGTTCTCAATGACAACCTGCAGACCAGCAGGAAATCCATAATTAGTACCAAAACGAATGAACACATTATTAGTCTGATAGTCCTCAGAAGAACTAGACAAGTCAATCGTAAACTCAAAATGTTGGCGTTCGACAGTTCCACCTTTAAAAATTAAGTTTCTGTAGGCATACCATGGATGAGCACTAAAATGCACCATAGCAGGCATGTCATTTACTAGGGCGACAGGGAAAGTCACATCAAAAGATATGCGAACATAATCACGCTTGAACCTGTCACTGTTCTTCCAGAAATCAGGAACTATGAATGTTCGATAGTCGTATACCGCTTGACCTCCTGTTGTGAACGTTCTTGAACGTGAATTCCTGAAGTAATTCCGTGAACTACCTGCCTGCACACTCGCAATCCGACTAGCCAGCTCCTCAGCTGTTTGCGTGAGTTCTGACTTGCTGGCTTTACCATTGGCCAAGTTGGTCAGTTCTGACAGTCTACGAGTCGTCGTCTCCTCATACGTCGCTTGCGCTGACTTCACGCCAGCCAGTTCATTTTTAGTCCGGCTAAGTGCTTCAACTTGCTTGGCAATCTCAGTTTCAGCCTGTGCTTGCTTCGGTCGAATATCATTCGCGATAGTTCGTTTCAGAACGTCCAAGTCACCCGACAGAGCCGTTTGTGCGCTCGTAGTCTGCGACTTAAACGCTTCAAGTCTAGCAACAGAATCCAGCTCAATCCGCTTAGCTTCCTGTGCAAGCAGGGTACTTGCGCCATCCAGTTCATTTTTAGTCCGGCTAAGTGCTTCAACTTGCTTGGCAATCTCAACTTCAACCTGTGCTTGCTTCGGTCGAATATCATTCGCGATAGTCCGTTTCAAAGCGTCCAAGTCACCCGACAGAGCCGTTTGTGCGCTCGTAGTCTGCGACTTAAACGCTTCAAGTCTAGCAACAGAATCCAGCCCAATCCGCTTGGATTCCTGAGCAAGAGAACTACTTGCGCCAGCATTTCGCAAAGCTTCCTCAGCCTTGCGCTTAGCTTCTTTCAATGGCCCGTTGTCAAAGCTATTAAAGCGCTGATTGATAGTGTCAGACAGTTCTTGCTTGACTTCTTCCGCTTTGGCCTTGGCAAGTTCGATGGCATCCGTGATGGTTTTCTCACGCTTGGAAAATTCAGCGTCAAAGGCACGGTCAGCGTTGGCGATTTCCTTTTTCAAACGTTCTTCAAAAATCTGATGCAGATTTCGGCTTTCATTCAAAACGGCATCATTTACAATCCCACCGATCGCATTTGCAAGACTGGACTGGAAGGTTCCAAAACCTATTGATTTTAGGAGTTTTGCCATTGGCGAATAGGTATATTTGGTGATTTTCTTACGAACATCAAGACCGTACCACTCATGGTAGAAACTGACCACATCAAACATCTGCACCGCAACATCACTCTGACCGACAACCGAGATTTCAAGGTTATCTTCTAGCATGTCGCACATACTTGTCCGAAAATACTGCTTACCGTATTCAATCAAGCTAGCCTCATCTGTCACGTCTTGGTCATTGACTTCCACCACATCTTCGTAGATTTGGCTGTAGTTCCCAAGTAAGGGGCTGTCAATCACCACCATATAATCATGGTCAACCGCATTTTCTCCCTCGCCCTTAACAGTCGTTTTAAAGGTTATCCGAGTTTTTAAAGACTTCGTTGAGGTCTTATGCTGGTAGCTGGACAAGTTTTTCTTGTACATAAAAAGCGATTCATTTTCAGAACCGCCATTCTTCAACAAGCGTAAATTGTAGCCATCTCGCACCATATCTCCGCCCCACTGACCAAGGATAGAGTGCTTGTCTTTGGCCAAAACCTCCATCGCATTCTTGTCCTTGATATTGAGCGTATGCCTATCGTCAATATCAGAGAAAAAAGAAAAAGGATTGTCTCTGGTAATACCACCAGCAAAAGCGCTCAACACCCTTGTCCCACTGACACGGTCAACCTCAATAGAGCTGACGATGTAGTTATTTAACAGACTGATAACCTGATTGGCGTAGACTTGGATATATCCTTGTTGCTTTTCAACTTCAAAAATATAAAAATCCTGCTCGCCATGCAGGTCATCGGCTGTCAGAAAGGTTTCCTCTTTCAGTAATTCCCACTTGGGATCCGATGTAGGAAAGCGAAAAGTCAGCTGATAGGTATTGTTCCGCTCCTGGACAATTTCGTCATTGTAGGCCTCGTTTAAAGGCCTATTTCCCTCTGTAAGATAAATCATAAGATATACCTCCAATTCGGCCGAACCGTGACCTTGCGAACCGAACCAGTAAAGACCAGACTGTTATTACCAACTGCCAACTCAAAGAAGCCTCCACGTTTACGTAAAGTATTTTGAACCGCGCCATCTGCATTATAGATATTCTGTTTCTTATGCCTACAATCAATGGTCACTTTTCGTCTAACGGTCAAGTGCATAGTTGTCCTTCCGATAGTCAAAGAAATATCACCGTCTCCCTCAATCTCAATCACAGGCTCGCTATAGACAGAGCCTGGATTGTTGATATTTCCACTTGCGGTAAAGATAAGAGGAGCAACATTTTTCTGATAACGGAACGGTTGCATGTTCAACTTGATTTCTAGTTTCCAGGCATGCATCCCATGAGGGCTATAGGTTGCACCAATAAAATCCGCATAAAATACAGACCCCAACTGGTAGCTAAACTCTAGCACATTGTCCTTAGGCTGAAATTTCTCCACGATAGTAGAAACATCCAGTAACTTAGGAATATAGAACGAAAAAGTCCGTTCATAACTCTCATAGCCACCATCCAGCACTCGATAACTTCCGTTGGCTCCGTAGAGGTTAGCATCTTCAACCACCCTAGGTTTAGCTGCCTCCACCTGACCAAAATCCGTCACCACGCAGTGAGGGATAGTTGATGTATTAAACCCATTGATAATCATATAAAACATTACATTCCCTCCCTGGCGTAAATTGCACCTTGACGTTGGTAGACGCTCATTGAAATTTTATCAGCGTCTAGGTAAGTATCTGACGGCTTTTCAAGGATAGCAGTAAGGATTTTCTCCATACTTGCTCTCAGAATCGCTATCTCAGACACGACTTTATCGCTGTCTTTGCTATTTGTCTCTCCTTTGGCTTGAACCACTATTTTAGCTTGTGCTTCTTCCATCTCACGAAGGAATTTAGCATCACTCGGAATGCCAACTCCTGCAGCATATTTAGGAACACCCATCTCACGCATCAAGCGTTTGGTCTTATCCGCTCGCAAAACTTTAGCCCCTTTAGGAAGAGGAAGAAGAACATCCCTCCCCTCAGGAATGAAGCTCCTACCATCTGGAAGAGTAACTAATTCCTTGTAGGTACTATTGCGTTGGTCATTGACCATAGCAAGACCACCTGGATGGTAGTTGGTACCATGAGCATGCCGACTAGCAAAAACATTCGTAAAGAAATCACCAGTTACCCTAGTAATCCAACTCCTAATGCCTGCAAGCACGCCAGAAGCATTATCTCGAGCGCTGATTGTAACCGTTTTGTCTTGAATACTATTAACGCCACTTTTGACCTCACTAACAGTACTAGAAGTGCTATTCTTGGCAAGGATATCCACTGGATTATATTGCTTAATCGCGTTGATAGCATTGCTCGTTTCGTTTCTTACGCCACCTGTTTGGTCAGTAGCGAACAAATCAATAGGAGCTTCCTGTTTCGGAGAGTTTACGCTAGCTTTTGCACTAGCAACTGCTTCACTAGTATTGTCAGTAGCATTTAATGACTTAGTCTCTGGATTAGATAGATTCCAAGCCATGATTTTATCTATTGACAATTGCCCGTTGTTCAAAACATTTGTAGGATCTAGTTTCAAATCTTTTGTGAATGGAGTAATTGCATTCCAAGTCGTTAGCGTGTCAGTCGAACGAGCAACGGCCTTTCTGAAATTCTCATCCGTAGCCAGCAACTCTTTCTGCTTAGGAGTCAAGGCATCGTAGTTATAGAGCGCTTTGGAAGCTTCCTCAGCCTTATTCATCACATCTGTATTTTCCAAAAGGAGTTGCTTGACTTCTGCAGGCATACTGTTCCAGATTCTAAGATGGTTTTCACTATCAAAGATAGCTTGCAGTCCTGCTTGATTTTGGACAATCAACTGTTTTTCTTCCAGTGTCATAGTTGACCACTTACCAGACTCAACCAAAGCCTCAGCAATCGTTACCCGAGCATTTGAATTGATATTCGCATTTTTAACAATAAATTGCAATTGCTCCCAACCCTCAGCAGATTTAGTCGCTTCCCCAATTACTTCTTTTACATTGGATTTAATCTCAAAGTTGCCATTCTCATTAATATTACCAACAAGTAAAGACCAAGCATCATTCGCTTCTTTTGTCTCTTTGCTCATTTCGCTAGTGTATTTAGCAAGAATACTGTGAGATTCTCCCATTTTTTGAGAAGCTTCTGCTGCCTTTTGACCGATTACTTCATAAGACAAGCCATATTCTTCCAGAACCTTCTTCGCTTCTTCCCAGTAGTTCCAGCTTTGCCCAGTCCGAGCTTTTACCTTAGCGTCAAGGTTTTGCATAACCTGATAATATTTAGTCCCTAAGGCTTCCATAGTTTGCTGGTGGTTTGTTTCTAAAGTTTGAAGTTTCTTGTTATAGGTTTCTTGGTCAATAACCTTTCCTTCCAGCAACTCTTTCAGCTCACTTTTAGAAGTCTCATAAAGTTGTTTTTCTTCGTCCAGAGACTTCTTCAAAACATCTCGTGTATGTTTCAATTGCGTCTCGTTTAAACTACCAATTTCTCCATTCAAAGCCTGAAGCGCAGCCTTCTGTTGCTCTGCTGACAAATTCATCATTGAAATTCTAGTTTTTATCATCTCTCTTTGATTATTCAAGATGATTTCTTTTTCTTCTTGAGAAAACTTACTAGCATCTCCATTGTGACGTTGGTAAATATCATTGATTTTGTTCATCATGCTTTCAGCATTTGAAACCATTTGAGCATTCTTCTCTCTAGCTTTTGCGAGGTCTTCCTCACTGAGACCCCATTTGCCAGTCAGTTCCTGCATTCTCTGGTTAGACTTTTCGGCACCAGCAGCAATCTCATCATAAAGCTTTTTAAAAGCCCCAGAGACTTTCTCAGCATCTCCAGCATGTGTACCAAAGTTAGCAACTGCTTTGCTGGTTTCATCTACCTTACTTTGGAAGTCTCTTAATTCTTTCCTTGCAGTATCACTCAACTGAGAACCAAATTCCTCAGCCTTAATACGCGCCTCGTCTTTCTTATGCCCTAGATAGACCAATCCTCCAGCTAGTAAAGCAACACTACCCACCAGCAAACCAATCGGATTTGTCAAAGCCCCAATAGCTCCAGACAAGAGACCAGAACTAGATGCAGCAACACCAGCTCCTTCCGCTAAAACAGTGGCTTCACTTCCTACCTTAGCAAGACCGATACCACCTTGTAAAAGTCCTTTTAATTTACCAGCACGCTCTGTCAATTTAGCAAGACCGATACCGCCCTTTAAAAGTCCTCCTAATTTACCAGCATGTTTTATCAAAATACTAAGAGCCGTCGCACCATTGCCTAGAAAGTTCAATAAAGGATATCCTAGAGCCAAAAAACCACCAATACCAACCGCCAAGCTCTGAACGGCTGGAGGAGCCTTACTTAACCAGTCGATAAATTGGTTCACCTTCTCAATCACAGGAGTTAGTAAGGGTAATAATTTCTGACCAATGTTAATCTGTAAAACTTCTAAACTAGATTTAAAACGTTCCACACCATTTTTAGAAGACTTAGATAATTCATTTGCTAAATCCTTAGTATAAGTTGTCGCCCCCTTGGTTTCGTTAGCGAGATTACGCAAAGCATCTCCACCTTGGTCAACCAAGATATTCATCGCTGTCTGAGCTTCTGTGCCAAAGGCTGTAGCAATCAAGGCCGATTTCTGAGCATCTGTCATTCCTTCCGTGTTCTTTTTGATACGATTCAAAATATCAGGTAGCTTAATCGCACCGCTACGAAATTCTTCTGCAGAAAAACCAAGTTTTGCCATTGCATTTGCATTTTGCTTAGATGGTTTCAGCAGCCTTGTTAAAGCTCCACGAAGAGCCGTACCAGCCTTTTCACCAGCAATACCATTATTGGACAAAAGACCAACAGTAGCGGCAGTCTCTTCCAAGTCCATACCAACGTTTTTAGCAACGGGACCAACATACTCCATTGCAGCCCCCATATCAGCGAAACCAGCAGCCGTTTTATTGGCGACAAAGGTTAAACTATTGGTTACTCGCTCTGTATCCTGAGTAGATAGCCCAAATTGTTGCAAGATATTCGTAGTGGCGTTCATAACCGTATTGAAATCCTCACCAGACGCCTTAGCAGCGTCTAGGATAGCAGGCATGGCTTCGATTGTTTGATTGGCATCAAAACCTTTCTTGATAATTTCTTGCATCCCTTCATTGATAGATGCAGTAGAAATCCCATACTGCTTCGCCCAATTTTTTGAACTCTCCCCCAGCTTTTGTGTGGTACTATTCAGTTCATCCGCTGTTGGAATAGTATCAGCTAACAGAGATTTAGTTGTATTCATCTGACTTTCAAAGTCAATCGCCTTCTTAGTCGAAAGTGTAAAACCAGCTAATAAAGCAGCAGATACAGGCTTCATTGCATCACCCATAGCCCGCAATTTTTCTCCACCTTTAACAAATTTCTCACTCAAGGCGTCCATCTTACCAGACCAACTATTTTCACGCCCTACATCTTGCAAAGCTTTTTCAACGCCACGTAGCTGACCTTCCATTGCTGCTAACTTGGCATTCTCACGCTGAATATCAGCAGCAGCCTTATCAAACTTAGCTGTCCCCGGTTCAAGCTTGTCAAAACTTTTCTTCATTTCATCCAAAACTTTACGTTGTGAATCAATGGCTTGTCCCAAAGTCTTGTATTTCGCTTGAAGTAAGCTAGCATTTTTTCCATTCCCTTTTAAAGTACTGTCCAAAGAACGGACATTATTTTGAAAGTACTTTACAGCGTTTTTTGCACCAGTTAGAGTAGGATTGAAATTCGACACGTCCAGCCCTAGCTCGATATACATTGCTCCTAACGGCGTACCGCTTGCCATCTTGTTCTCCTTCCTAACTCCTCAGAGCAAAGAAAAAAGCCCTTACGGACTTTTCATCATTCTTTATAAAAATCATCCATTGCCAGGCTCATAAAAGCCCAGATAAATAAACCAAGAAATAGATAAGCATAGAGTGGCAAGGAAGCAAAGATAAAGGGTGATAGTAAAATCATACCCAAGGTATATCCAAAATTTGTACAAATACAATACAAGCCAAAAGCAAGATAAAGGACAAAAATGGTAAACCAAAACCAGTATCTTCTACGCGCCTTTTCTTTTCGAGACATATCTTCCACCTCCCTTATATAGATCTATTATATGCTTACCTTTCCTATTTGTAAAGCAATGACTTATAGACTTTCCAAAAAATCTGCCAAGTCAACCACTTCTTCTTGTTCACTCGTTTTTATCGTTCCCAAGACCCCCATCAAATCCTCCCAACTCGTATCCATCACGTCGCGTATACTCATCCCATAAGGACCCTCTGTAACTTGCTTGATAAAACCATAAAAATGTTGGATAGCTTGCCCAGGTGCTAGCTCTTTTCCTTTGGGGCTACATCACCTACCAAATGAGCGTAAATTTCTGTAAAAATAGAAATCACTTTCGCAAAATCTGTGTATTCTAGTAATTGTTTTACTGTCACATCATCAAACAAACTAGCAATAAATTCCAACTGCTTATCAAGCTTCTCTACCTCAGATAAATCACTTTTCAGGGAATCGTTCATGACCAAATAATCACGATAATCACGAGTAGTGATTTCCTTGCTCCTTTTTAGGACATCTTCTCCCTTGTCATTTTTGATTGTAAATTGAACCTTAGCCATATTCTTTCCTTTCTAAAAAAGTAAAAGAGAGCTTTCGCCCTCCTTCTACCCTGCAGCGGTCATGTTTAATTGACCTTTCAATTTCTTCAACTTTTCAGCATCCGAACCATAGACAATAGCACCATAACGACCCTTAGTTGCAGTGTCTGAACTAGCTGTCGCAGCAAAATTCACATTAGTAGTAGCTAACTCATTAGCTTTATCCTTGATTGTTTCAAAATCAATAGCATCCATAGAAAGCTGACCTTTATAAAAACCATAGTAAACAGGTTCCCCATCAGCAGTATTACTTTCAATGAGAATGGAAACATTCTTGGCAACTGTGTCTGCACCGAAGTAATAGATACCATCATCATCTCCATACCCCAAAGCATTCGTATATAAAGCTAATGGGACATCAAGCAAGCCCATCTCTACCTTAACATCACCGACTCCTCGATTGGAGACGTGATAAGCCACATTACTACCATAAGTCTTTACAGGGTCACTAGATAATCCAGTTACTTTAGCGGTCTGTGTAGCCCCTTCATTATCTTTACCTTCTAGCGTGAATAGGTTCTTTCCAACTGTTGGAGTCTGTCCATCATGCACACGAATGGCGACTGATTTAAGTCCGATAAGTGCAGTTCCTTTTACTGTCATTTCTTTTTCCTTCTTTCTAGTATTTCTCATATAGAGCACTCCGACCTCTATAAGTCCGAGCGTCTACATAGCGCTTGATATCAGGAATCCATTGTTCCAGACCACCTTCAGTCTGATAAAATCCCTGTTCTTCCATTATTTTTTCAATTCTTCCTTGGAGTTCTTTACACTCCAATCGATTAGTAGACTCTACATTGATTTGATAGAGAAAAGTCTTTGCCAGACTAGTATTACTCCCATGAGCCGTCTGCATTGGAGGTCCGACAGGAATAATGACAATACTCGTCTCGTCATCTCCCAAGGTCTCAGGACGTTCAAATGACTTGATACTAATACCAGATAAAGACTCATCCTCTTCCAAAGCCTTGTAGAGTTCAGTTAATTTGTCTTTAATCATCTAAATCCTTCAATCTTCAACTGATTGGCTATTCTATATTTATATTTTTTAGCATTTGCCTCTGAAAAACGCCTAATTACACCAAATCCTCTTGGATGCGCTTTTTTGGCATACCCAAACTCATTCAAGTGAACTAAACGCCAACGAGACCCCTCACCAAAACCAATTTTAACAATAGGAACACCTACAGCCTGTCCAGTTACACGTCCGACAGTAGCACTTTCAATGGTTTCTCCTGTATCTTTAAAGACTTCCAAGGCACCTTTAAATTCTTCCAAAGTCTCATTTGCAACTGCTTTTAATGTTCTGCTGGTTGCACGCTTAACCTTTGCGTCTCCAAGGCGCATTTCAAGGTTCCTCAAAACATCATCAAATCCTTTTAGATTAGCTCCACTAGACATCACGACCACCTCCGATAATAACAATCAAAAAATCCCTATTATCATAATCAGGACGTACATCAATAACCTGCCATTTCTTACCAACTAGACGAATATCCCCCACTTCGACAAAATGCCGATTTTCAGGCTGATAATCTGTCAAAGGGTCACGAATTTTCAAAGTCATCTTAGCTCTCATCGATTTTCCAGTCGCAATTTCAATGTCTTTGAAACTAGGGGAGTAAACTTGCCCCATCGTATAAAAAGCCTTCTCGTAACTCACATCACGACCATCAACCCCTTTTTTTATTTTAGAGGTATAGAAAGTCAAAGGAGTTCTCAAATCTCCATTTTGAGCCTCAGGATTTTTATAGCGATAGCTTGGTCCCTCACTCCTCTTCATTTACACTCACTACTTCCTTAGAGCTACGACTTCTGGATGACTTTTCCAACTCGACATAGTCCAGTAAACGTTCCTTGATCTCAGCAAATCGTTCTTCTGTCGCTTCAAACCTTTCTCCGACTTGCCTAAGGACTCCCTCCTTGAGGTCATAAAACTCTTTTAATACCTTAATCATCACTATCCTCCATTTCTATCTTATCTAACGATAATGCTAAAATATCCGCTTTGAAATTTTCATAAAAAAATTCAACTTGGTCATTATAGACATAGCGAGCACGTTCTAAGATAAGTTCCCTTATTTGATGATCGTGTATATTCCCACTTCCTACCAAACGGGTAATAACCATTTGAGAACTTTCTAACATCCGTGAGAGATTCGCATCTTCTCCGCTATGAAAAATTCTCATCCGCTCCTTAAAAGGATCAAGGAGGGAATGAAGTTTAGCTTCAATCTCCATCCTTAGTCACCTTTTATTCTCCAATATTCAGCGTCCACACAGCAGCAGTCTTTTCATCATGCGCTTTACCATAAGCAAATTGCTTAGCAGTGTAGAGATTCAAGTCTTCTAAAGCATAGGTTTCGGTAAATCGTCCAAATTCAATCCCACCACCTACAAAGGCATCGTAACGACCTTTGACAAATGTAGTCACCTTACCAGACGCTTGAGCAACAGACTCAACCAAGATGAGGTTATAAGGCATCGCTGTTACATATACACCCTGAGCATTGAGAGACGTATATTGCTTCTTCACATCCCAGGCATCTGCAGGATTCACTACCATAACCAAATTACCTTCTACTGCAACAGGAGTGGTATTGTCAGCTTTTGTAGAATGGTATTTATAAACCTCAGTCAACTCTTTTACCACAGTAGCAGAGTCTGCAAAAGTCAATGGTTTTTTCTGAGCCTGTTTCTCAGCATAAGTGATTTTTTCACTTTCTGCAGTACCTGTAAGAGTACGAGACAACCCGATAGGCTTGTTGTCCCCATCACCATTCAAATAACCAGCTTCAAGAGCAGCTGCAAAGGCTTCTGTAATTTGAATAGAGACATAAGACTGCAACCAAGCCGGACCAAATTTCTCAGAGTCTTTAGGGATTACAACAAAAGCAGTCAATTTAGACTGAATCGCTTCTTCTTCAGCAAACTCTTGTTTAAGCTGACCTTGAATTTCAGCATTGATTTTACCCCAAACCGCTTGACCTGTACGACTAGACTTGAGGAATTTCAAACGAATACCAGCATTACGCAAGCCAATGTGTTGAAGAAGTGGACGAGCTGCCACCATATCCTCAAAAATACGGTCAATTGTTTCCTGAGGGAACAATTTCTCAATTCCTTTGGGAGGAAGTTTCTCAATGTTGTTGAAAAATTCGCGAGCTTCAGCAGTCAACTTCGCATCGTATAGATTCATAGTTGCGATTTCTTTACGAGCAGCCTCTCTAGCGTCGTCTTGCAACTTATCTGTCAATACCTCAATCATCTCATTATAGAGCTTATTTTGCTCCTCCATAGGAGCACCAGTTTCTACCGCATTCATAAAGTTCTGACGAGCAGTTGTAAATTCATTACCAAGTTTCATCATTGTTTTTTATTTCCTTTCTTAAAATGGAAAACGACCCAACCCCACAGGTTCAGCCGTCTTATCTTCTTTTTCCTTATCTTCTGGGATAGGTAAACTATTATTCAACCTATCACGAACCAAGTCTGCCAATAACTCCACATCTGGGGTCATCGCAGATCGGATTTTTTCGATAAAATCACGAGGAATCACAGGTGTCTGACTAGCTACCAAGACAGGAGCTTCCTGATTTTCAAACATGACCTTATCTGCGAAGCCATGATTAACAGCAGAACGAGCATCAAACCACGTTTCACGCTCCATTAGATCCAGTAAATCATCTAATGCCTTACCAGTCTTATCAATATAGGCATATGCGATGGACTTATTAAACCCTTCTAACACACCAGCCTCATGTAAGAGCGCCTTATGGTCACCACGTACACCAGCAGATACATTATGAATCATAATTTGCGCCGTAGGACTAATTTCCACCTGATCACCAGCCATAGCGATAACACTCGCAGCACTAGCAGCAATCCCCACGATTTTCACCGTCACATGCCCCTGATAATCACGTAATGCTGTATAGATTTCACTACCAGCATACACATCACCACCACCAGAATTGATGTGTACCTCCACATCTTCTCCCGTCGTCGGCAATACAATATCCTTAGGAGCAGTTGCATCCATGTCTATCCAATCATAAAACCAGCGGTCATCATTGGATACAATCGCTCCCTTAATCTGAATGATTGTCATCCTCATTTCCTCCTTTCTCTATTTCGTTTTCACCCTGATAGTTCTTAGTGATAAGAAAAGAATCCCCACCAGGAACAGCCTCAAGACCAAGTTCCAATCTCACCTCATTTCGAGTCATAGCCCCAGATGAGATGAGTTTATCTATGTTCTCAGCCAGAGCAAACTTATCCAGTCCCCCCTCACCAAAAATCACAAATTTTTTCTGATTAGCGTATCCAGCCGAACTCACCATAGCATGGTTTAGAGCGTCACCCACTTTTTTAACCAGCGATTCATAACAATAACTGTTAAACATCTTCTGGCTATTAGACAAATCAGCCATATCTCCATGCATCAAAGCCGTCGGCAAACCTAATATATCCGCAACCTCATCATCAAATTGACGTCTCAGTTTCTTCAACTCTTCAACTGATAGATTTGTAGTTCCTACCGTGTTGGTCAACTCCGAATATTCCACACCGTCCATTGTCGGTACAATGGCAACCGTCTTAGACGTAAAGGACTTAAAAAGATTGTCTGCATATCTCTGCAGTTTCTTTCTCTTATCCTCATCAAAAGTTCCATTCGCTTTTGTAGCCAGAACCCCACGGATCTGATTATTTCTAGCTAAGGCTTCCACCAGACGAGTATGCAGTTTTTCGTAATCAGAAAACAAGTCAGATACATATTCTTGCAAGCGATTGTTGTTATACTGGAGAAAGATGACATCACCCATAGCAAACTTCCTCTGAAATGTATAATCCCTGACAGACACCATCTCAAAGGTATCATCATACAGAGCATAACGCCTACGAGTAAAAGCATCAGCCACCAGTAACTGCTTATCATCAGACAAGACAATGAGTACTTCATTTTTCGTCAATAAGCGATAAATGACCTTCTGCCAAAACTCTGAGGCCGACTCATTCTTATTGGGACGCACATTCAAAATATAATCCCATTCTGACGCCACATGATGATTCTCCACCATATACCGAAATTCCGACTTAGCAAAGATACGAGCCACAAACTCCGCCGACTTATCAATCGCTAAACTCTTCAACTGCAAGCGCCCCAACATTCGTTCCAACTCCTCAAAGTCAAAACCAACATCAGGTACCTCTCGCTTAAATAAATTCAAGAACCCCATACTTACCCTCCTTCCTATCCAATTACCAACCTACCACCCAAAATTTATTCTTAGATTAAAACTCCCAGTCCTCTAACATATCGAGAAATTCCCCAACGTTCGACTCATGTACAAGCTCACGTTTGTAGAGAGCAGCAATCAAGGCATGGAAACCATCCGTCTTTCTTCTGACAGGCTCTTTCTTCAAGAAACGCTTATTGCCATCCTTGTCCTCTTTGATATAGGTATTATCCGTATACCAAATCATTGAGTTATCACCCTCAAAGACAAACCGTTCATTGGCAAATCCGTCTTCGATGATTGGCGCAACCTTAGATTGGATAGCCCCAGGATTCCGTAGGAACTCATATTCAAAGCCAGCCTCTTCCAAAAGAGGTTTCAACAAGTCCATTCTGAAACCATCAGCACATACAAGCTCAATCTGATAAAACTTACTCCATTCCTCCAGCTTAGCAATCAACAGTCGCGGATCAATGCTAGGACCGTCTACAATCGTAAATAGACCTTTGTCTGCCCACTCCTGAATAGGAGCCTTGATTTTAAAAGCTTTCAAAAATGCTTTACGAGCAAATGAATGTTGTTTCCAGATAAAGTCATCACCATTTTTAAAGAGTAAACCAACACTCGCAAAATCTCGGATGCTTGCATAGTCAAAACCAGCGACACATGACCGACCTTTCAAGCCGATACCAGTAGAACGCAAACAAGCAACTAGCTTTTCTCGAGAAGTCACATCTTTCTCAAGGTCAGCTTCAGGAAGATTCATCCGTTTAGTCATAAACTCCTGACGGCCAGATGGCTCCAACTCAAGGTCATCATAGTCAGCCTTAGTTCTTGCAAGCAACCTCTTAGCGTAAGGGGTGATTTCATCCAACATCGGATTAGCTTTTGACCAGTTCTTCATGTCATCAAACTCATCCGCACTATCTAGCTTGCAGATAAAAGGGAAGAGCCTGAAATCATCAACCTCTCCATTCAAGATTTGCATAGACTTCTCTATCAGCTTATCGTAAAATCCCTCACGCACATACCCATTCGTACCATTGTAGAAAGTCCGAGCATGAGCAATCTTACCAAGACCAGACCTTTGAACCTTCACGGCCTTATCATCTTCAAACTGGTGAATCTCATCAAACTCAAGACAACCATCACGAGCAGAGTCCATAGTCTTCGGATTATTCGTCCGAAAAGAAAAGACCGAGTTGTTCGCTCGACCTGTGATAGACATTTTAGTTAGATAAAAATGATCCTCAAGACCACGCCTTTGAATAGTCTCATAAACCTCCTCAAAGGAAACTTTCCCCTGTTTCTCAGAGTTAGCTGTGATGGTCACATCATAATCTCTGATAGGGTAGATAGGACTGATAAAAAACGAGGATCTGGCTGACATAAAACCATTCTTACCACCCCCACGAGCCAAAGTATACAGATACTCATCGAAGTGTGGTTCTCCATCTTCCTTCCGAAAAAGGAAAATAAACGGAGTTAAGAAAAGCTGATACTTAGCCAAAGGAAAAAAGTTCTTTTCTGCAAAACGAATGAACTTATCAATCAAGTCATTATCAAAATACAAATCATCACGAGAATAAATTTTCTCCTTGATGATTTTAAACAGCAACTTCCTTTCCTTGTTGACGACAATTTCTCCACTCTCGGCCATTTTGATGTAGTCATCAACCAGCGGATGAGAAATCATAACAGATCACTTCCAGACGTAGCTTTCTCAATAGGCGAGTTTTCCACCTCAAAATCAAACGATCGCTCAATCGCCAAAAGCTGATTGCTGGTTGTGTTAATTTCCTTGATGAGAGAATTCGCTTTTTGGAATCTCTGTTGCCCATTGTGAACCGTGATGACCAATCCGTCTTCATGAAGTTTGGCTTTCAGCTCATAGAGCAGTCTGACGAGATAAAGATAGCGATTAACTTTTTCATACTGAACCGCATCCTTTTTTCTAGGACTAAAATAGCCGATTTTAGAAAGTAGCTGATTTTCTAATTCTTTTATATTTTTTTCTGAGTATTCTTCCATTACCCCCCACCCCCTTAAAAAAATGTTAAATATTTGGACAGTTGCCCTCTTCCATCGGTTCTCATTTCTGAAAATTTTCACGATTTTTCATACCGGGGGGGTATCATCCCCAGAATTCATCTGTCCTGAAGTTTTTATCCATCATTTTTTGAGATTTTCGAAACTGAAAACGATTGTGACGTTTGTTATGACATTTCTTGCATAGAGTTCTTAAATTGTCGAGATTAAGAGCAAACTCTGGATAGAATTCCAGCTCCTTGATATGGTCAACCTCCAAGTTAGTAGTCGTGACCTTACCTTCATCCCTGCACCATACACATTCGTAATGATCTCGTTGAAGTGCTTGCCTTCTTATAGTTCTCCACTCGCTGGAATTGTAAAACTGGTTGCGCTCTTCTCGAGTTGAAACTTCAATCATTTGATTATTGATGTTGATACTTTGAGCTCAAATTTATTTAGCTTGTCAATACAATTGTTCAAGTGTTCGATTGCTTCACAACATTGTTGAGTTAACTCTTTTAATTCTGAGCGATTTTCAATTTCGACTCCAACTACAATTTTTCCTAATGGTTTTTGTTTAGTGGTTCTTTTATTAAAAAGTCTTTTAATAATACCTTTCATAACTGTGCAATCTCCTTTGTTTTTACTCTTTCAATTCCTTGTTTTACATATTCTAGTGAACTCGCTACATGAGTTTTAACTCAGCTTTATCAAGCGTTTATCTTGCATGTGCGAAATGAAATCATCATAACCTTAAAACAATGAATTGATGTTAAAATAAAAAAATTAAAAGCCCTGAAATTTCGTCATGGCTCTGTCTTGTGAATCTTGATTTTTGCCGATATACCGAAGTGAAATACTCTGGCTTGAGTGATTCAGTAGGTCCATTATCAGAGCGACATCCTTGGTTTGTTCGTACATGAATAAACCAAAGGTCTTTCTCATAGAGTGAGTAGCTATGTTTTCCAGACCAACTTCTTCAGCAGCTCTTTTGATAATCTTATAAGCTGTGTTAGGTTTTATATGCTGATGCTTTCCGTTTCGGCTTGGAAAGAGGAAGTCTTCATCTTTCTTATCTTTTATGTACTGCCTCATAGCATTCTTGAATTTCTTTGGCATCTTTCGTTTGGTTGGCTTGTCTGTCTTTTCATCGACGATCTGGACATGCCAACCTTTAACGTGCTTTACTTTCAGTTTAACGATATCACCAATACGAAATCCCAAATTAACACCAGAAAGGAAGAGCATGAGGTTGCGTTGTCTATCTGACTCTTTGACTGCACTATGCAACGCCAGCCATTCAATCATAAGCTGAACATCATCTCTATTTCGGATTGGTTCAACAACTACCACATATCCTCACCTCCTTTTAATGCAAAAAAAAAGCAGAGGTTTCCTCTCTGCTATTCTTCATGATACTAATTTACCACATTAAAATTATCATTTGCTATCATTCTTATCATACATTTTAGATAATTTTAGTAACGCTTTATGTTTTGCTCGTTGGATGGTGGCAGGGCTACAATTTAGTTTTATTTGAACTTCTTTCCAAGATAATCCGTCAATGTACAATAATCGCATCACGATGTTTTCCACTGGATCATCGAGCGACTCAATCGCTTGAACGAGTTCGTCACGTTCGTGGTACATTTGTTTGATTTCTTTATATAGCTGTTCTGACTTGTCAATAATCAACACATTCAATTCTTCAGTTTGATTCTTGTTACTTTTTGATTTTGGCATGCTGTCGAACTGCTGTCCTCGTAAAATACCTGACTTCAAACTGATGATTTCTTGGTGCTTTGACTTAGCTTTGATATCGATATAAGGCAAAGCCTTCAATCTTTTTTTGATGTCTATTGCCAAATCTTACCTCCTGACCGGATTTTCGTAGACATTGCCGATGATTTCCTCGTCTTCAGTCCACGCATACCCACTTAGCAATCCCTTTAGATATATGGAAGGCATTCCGCCTATGAATGTGCCACCGTATTCTTTTTCTAAATATACTTCATAGAGACATCCTCTTGTACATTTAACGATGTCACCGATGAATACCTCCTTGCCGTTCTTGTCTCTGAGTCCTGTTGATTGTCCTAATGTTGCTGGATTTACAGGACACCAAGAACCTATAGTAATGTATTGTTCATTGGCTTCTACCACTTCGTTGATAATAAATGCTCTTCCTCTATCTTCAATTAAATGTCCGTATTGCCATTCTCCTTTGCTTTTTTCGTCAATGGATAACCCTCTAAATTTTGGTATCATGCTAACACTCCTTAAATAAACAAACTAGCTAACCATATCAAAAATGCACATGTAATGATTTTTGAAATACTGCTCTTTACCGCATACGAATAATCCTCTTCAGATTCTTTTTTGCTAGATAGCACAGGCCAGATGAAAGATAGTAGTGCATCCATCCCTAATGCTTGCCAGACTGTAATTTTACCAACTGGAACAATTGTTGTGATAATCTCATTCCATCCATACTGAACTACAAACGGCGATACAACGATTACAAATACCGCCCTAATAATGATTCCTAGTCTTTTCATTTTATAAATCCTCCTCTTTGACGAAAGCACCATCAATCCAACGACCCTACCGTTTTCTAAATCACGGTCAATAAACCATTGTTTGACTTTCTCTATTGTGTTCATGATAACTCCTTTGCTATTGCTGCTATGACATTAACTGTCACGCTATTTCCTGCTTGTTTATATAATTGACTGTTAGAGTTGACCTCTTGCGCTTTGTCAAAAGCCCAATCAGGAAAACCTTGTAACCTCCAGCACTCACGAGGTGTTAGCTTTCTGATTCGAAAGCCATCTGATAAATGATTGTTTTCGTGATAGCTATTGCTAGTTAAAGTAGGAGCGATGTCATGTTCTCCACCTTGATTATAACCATGCCCACGTTGAATAATTTTAGGCTCAAGTCCTCCACCTTGATAGGCTCTGATAGTTGGTGCGATGCCGTCTGTTTCGTAAACCACCCCACATTGATAAAAATTGGGTTGCAATACCCCAAATTGTTTTATAGTATTGCTTTTTATAGCTATCTTTTGCCCCTCTCCCTTGTTTGTTGTTAGCGTGGGAGCTAGACCATCAGCTTGATAGACTTCCCCATTCATTCCGTTGCCAGATGGGTTTATATTCCCAATTTTCATGACTGATTGGTTACTAGTTGACTGATTTTTTCCGCTGAGAGGAAAAATTCTTCTGGTACGTTCTCTTCTAAGATGTCCGATAATGAACACTCGTTCCCGATTTTGGGGGACTCCGAAATTCTTGCTGTTAAGCACTTGCCATTCCACGTTGTACCCCAGTTCATCCAAGGTTGAGATAATGGTCTCGAATGTAACTCCATTTTCGTGATTGAGCAATCCTTTAACATTCTCAAGGAATAGATATTTAGGTCTGAGAATAGATGCGAACCTAGCAATTTCAAAGAACAAAGTTCCTCGTGTATCTTCAAAACCTCGTCTGTTTCCTGCAATTGAGAAAGCTTGGCACGGAAATCCTCCACAGATAATGTCCACACTTCCGATTCCTCGAATAGATTCATCTGATACTGCTGTGATGTCATGTAATTCTATTTCTCCTTTCGTATTGTGTATCGCTTTATAGCTTTCTCTAGCAAACTTGTCAATTTCACAAAAGCCAATACATTTATGGCCGGCAGACTCCATTCCTAAACGAAAACCGCCAATTCCTGCGAATAAATCCAAGAATTTCACAACATCACCTCATCCCCGACTTTCACCTTGTCATACACGTCCTTCATAACCACAAGCACCCCTTAGTCACGATCTGTGACCTCCTTTTCTACAGTAATTGTAAATTCACGGTCATTTATGTTTAAAGGTAGAACTACCCCTGTTTTTGAATCGTCTTTTAGCAAATCCAATACAATTTCTAAAACTTGCTTACCTAAAATCAATTGTATCTCTAAAATATTTTGCTCATCTTCCATCACTCCACCTCCTCAAAATAACTATGAAATTTACTTAAATTGACAATAGCGACCTCTTCAACAGAATGCTTTCCGATGTCAAAGTCTGGATCATTCTTCCCAAACTCTTTTTCTATAGCTTTTTCAGCCAGAAAAGGCAAATCGAATATACTTGCCCCATTTCTTAAAGCGAGCGCTTGACCGTATTTGTTCACTATTCGATACCCTATATCAAACGGTCTGATTTCCCTTGGGACTTTTATGCATTTACTTTGATTCTTCATTCCTTCTTCAAGTGTTTGTGTCATCACTCCACCTCCTCAATCTCAATCCCTGGGCAATCAAACACCCAGCCGAACCCGGCTTCTTCAAGTTCTTTGCGGGTGTGGGCTATTATTTGATGTTCTGGTTCATAAGCTGAATGAAAAAACCATATATCTTTTCGGTTTCCAGAAATAAGGTAATTAGTAAAATGTACACCTTTCACCTTCACCAAATACCGCTTCTCTTTTTCGACCTCGTAGCCGAAGTTGTGCATGTTGACGAGGGTTTGAATAGGATTTTCTCTGGTGTTATTAATCCAATTATTAAACTCTCTATTTTCTGATTTTTTAGCCTCATCCCTGAAAGCAATCCAATCCCAAACATTAAATTCAAAAGAATCCTTATTCTCTTCATACCAATCCGCCACAAACTGCGGTACTACGACTTTAATTTTGGATTTATCAACGATGTCGTCTGTAATATAAATATTATTGTTGGGTACATTGAGAGTTTGCCCGTATTCCAATCTAACAACATTTTCAACGCACTTGTTCTCATCCACATCAAAACCGACTATTTTCCCTTTCAAGAGAACTTCATCCCCTATAAAAAAGTTAAAGCGTGGTGTTTCAATTAGATCTTTATTCATTTTCCACCTCCTCAATCTCAACACCTTCACAATCGAACACCCATCCGAGGCCAGCTTCTTCTAGTTGTTTGCGAGTAAATTTTGTAGCTATTCCGCCCATAGAGAAGAATAGTTTCTTATCTACAGCATTATAATATAGCGGTTGTTTTGTCTCTTTCATCACTACTGTATACCGCTTCTCTTCCTCGACCTCGTAGCCGTCAAGCCATGCTCTAGCTGCTAAATCAAATGGTAGTTCTTGCATAAACCATTTACCGACTTCATCGTTCGTGAAATTAAATTCGAAGAAGTCTACCACGTCTTTACAGGCTTTTCTAGCTTCCTCAATCCAATCAGCCACACACTGCGGAACTTTGACTGTTTTTTGTTCATCTAGCTGTTCCAAGTCTTTTAAAATTAGCTGACAAACTACAATCGCTGCAATATCAAATGAACTATTCTCCAGCTCTTTATATTTCTCAATCAATTCCTGCTTATTCATCTTAGTTTCCTCTATAAATCAAATAAACTGCAATAACTACCTGAGCCATGCTTGGCGAATAGCCAACCCAATCATCAAACTCCTTAGATTTTGGCAACCAACCCTTAGTAGCTCCCAAATCATAGTCGGTAGGCTTTTCATCAGCGAAGATGCATTCCATCGCTCCCATAAACGTCATACCATCTTCTGCCATTTCCCAAAAATAGTCCACTCGGTCTTTCACCGTTTGTGGTAAATCTTGCTGGGGAGGTTGCGGCTTCCCGTCTTCTACCGTCCAGTTGTATACTGCATTAACTTTTTGCTTTAACTCTTCCATCATCTTCCAACTCCTCCGCTTTCTGTCTTAATTCTTTTATCTTATCTATTGTCAAACCTCGCCCCCCACTTCCTACGGTTAGCGCGGTACTTCATCCGCATATCTTCATAGATGTACCTGCCTTCCAGCTCCATTTTTTCAATCTTTAGCAGCTTATTTTTAAGCTCCACATCACGATAGTCCTTAGCTAGTTTTTCATAGTCTGTTAGGTATTCTTTGACTAGTAATAGATTTTTATAATCGTTTTCCCATATCGTAATAAAATGTCTTGAAGTTGATTCCCTTCCTTCCAGTTCTTTAACAATCATAATCAGGTTATCCAGCGATTCAATCAATTCTTCCATTTCCTGACCTCCTCATGACAAAAATCTGATTGCAGACTGTTTAGGTTCTGGCAAAGCTAACAGCTCAGGGCGCAATCCTACAGGCGGTTCATTGTCGTATGTAAAACCCTTGAACTCTCTACGGACATTCTTGCGAATTTCTTGACGTTCTGCCTCTCTACCACGTTCGTATGCATGGTTGTACCCTTGGATAATCATAGACGCAAATTCTTGCTCTTCTCGTCTTTCTTCTTCCTTACGCTTCTCTTGCATTTTGATGTGACGATATGCTCCTGCAAATCCAATCAGCAGAGCTCCAACGCCCATCAACTGGTCTAAAATCGGTGGTTCAAACATTTTTATCTCCTTATGCTCTTAATTTTCGTACTTCTTTCTCTAATTCCAAAATCTCATAAACATCATTGATATCATACATAATATCTTTCCCTTGTTTACGAAATCTTAATCCTTTGCGTTCTAACTTCTTAATATAGCCATGAGTGAAGCCGAACTTCTTCATCAAAGCCTGTTGATTGATTGGCATGCGATCATTCTCTAACTGCTCCTTGACCTGCTTTTCAGCAAAGGCCAATAATTGATTGGTGAACAATTCAGCACTTTCGCCGTCCAATCGTAATTGTAACGTTATACCTTCCATTTTTACATCCTCTCAACTATGCGGGCAAGCATTTTTGTGATATAATGGTTTTAATTATTTAAGTATGTGCCTGACTTCGTTAGGTGCTTTTTTGCGTTGTTGTCAAACTGTATTACTTTCCATCGCCCTGAGTTCAATCTCATGGCTGACTTGTTTCAATAGCTTCTCACACGCTATTTTAGCTTCTCTGTACGTTGTGTTCTCACTGATGAAGTAATCAGCAAGTTCGATGATTTTATCTTCCAATATTGCCTCCAAAAATCAGCCTCAAGACTGATGTAATATCCTCCTAAATTGCTATAATACTCTTGACTAGGACCTCTCACCGTTTTAGTCAAAATTCCAATAGAAAGGAGTAAGTTTTATATGGCAAAACTTACTAAAGAAGATGTTTTACAAGTTTCTAACGAAATCATAAATGATGCCATTCCTACTATCGAAAATATGCTTGATGAAGTATTCCAAGAATATCCTATCGATATAGAAGTTAGGAAAGCCATTCTTTACAGCACTCTTGCTGTTTATAGACTTAGCACAGAAACTACAGTTTCGTTGCTAACAGAACTTGTAAACGCTCAACAAAACTAGTGTTTCTTAGAATTTTTTCTACTATTTCAGGGTCTGCCTTCACAAAGGTGGACTCTTTTTTCCCACTATACGGATATCGTCTTGGTCTCATTTCCTCACCTCCTAACTCGTATAAATCCCGCCATTTCTGGCAAAGGATCGTAGTTCGTTCATCTTTCTTGTAAATTGGTAGTCGCTTGTAATCAACAACCGCTCTTTCAGCAAGCTAGACAATCCGTAATGTTTTTCTTCAAACTGTTCAATAATCTGCTGACGCTCTTTAATAGTCACTTGCTGACAAGGTGCGTCTAGACTCTGTGTCTTTGCTAAATTTGAACGCATTGGTCTTCATGTTTCCTTTCGTTATTCTATCTACGAGGCTTTTCTCGTAAAGTTTCTCCAAGTGATTGCCCCCGTAGTTGGTTGTAATAATCGTGTTCGTCCTGTTTTCAAGTATCTGATACAGGACTTTTTGCATCCAGTTGTTCCCCTGCTTGATTTCATCGCCTACACTTGACTCTTTGCCAAGATCGTCCAAAATCAAGTAGTCCACTTTCTGCAAGAACTGGATAGTCCGTCTTTCTTCCCACTTGGAATCCTTGTATCTAAAAGCGTCTTTCATCCGTGAGAATAGTTCCATGGAGGGAATATAGACCACCGATCGCTTCAACTGGAACTTCTGGAAACTCTCGTTCAGTGTCTTAGCAATTCCAATTGCTAGATGGCTCTTCCCAACTCCAGGCGGACCGCTGATAATCGTATTCCCTTCATATCGCTCTTTCACATAGTCAACCGTCACACGTTTAGCGAAATTGACCGCCTCAGCATCTTGGTCTGTGTGAATCTCAAAGTTGCCGATAGTCGCATTCTTCAAATCAGGCGGAATAATACTCTCCTTAGCAAACAAAGAGTAAGACCTTGTATTTCTAATTTGAGCCTCAGCTTGCGCCAGTTGCTCTCCTGCTTGACTGTGGATTTTCTCCTGTCCGCATTCAGGGCAATAAGTCAGCACATTCTGCGTGCAAGGATTGACTGAGCGCCACATATAGACTCCCTCATGCTTGGGGCATTGGGTATTCAAGGTTTCAATCTGTAAAAATCTACCCTGCAATTCATCTCTTGATACTGCTCGCATAGCACCCTCCTAGAATCCCAGTCGTGGGTTGTAACCGTCGTCTGACAATCTTAACTCACTGCTTGGCTTCCCACTTGACCGCTTCGGTCTCTGTCTATTCTCTACCAACTCAGCAGTCACTAGACCTTTCTGTTTCCAGTCTCTCAAAATACTCTCAAGATACTTAAAGTAAGGTTTACCATTGCCCACACATTCCTTGATTGCTAACTTGATAACCTCTTTACTATGGTCTTGCAAGAAGTATTTCAAGTCCTCAATCTCAAACGGCGTTGGGTATCTGCCAAACTCTGAAAAAATCCAATCGTGAACAATCCCTAAGTCGTTTTCTGCTGGGGCATCCTTTATACTATCTATATAGTTATCACCAGCACCCTCTGGTTCAGTAAGGTTGGTTATATCAGGTTGGATATTATTAGGTTGGTTAGACTTAACATTTTTAAGTTCTTGAACTAAAGTTTCTTTAGTTATCCCCTTAACATTTTTAAGTTCTTGAACTAAAGTTTCTTTAGTCCTTAATTTCTGAGGATACAGTAAATTTGCTAGCCTAACACCTTGCCTTCTTTCTTTCAACAAACCATGTTCTATCAGTTCTCTTTTTAATTTAATTACTACTGGTTCGCTTTTTTTAATCCAATTACATATTTCAGCATTGGTAGCTATAACATACAAATATCCATATTTGTCAGTAAAGTGTTGTTTGTTTTTTTGAGATAATGAAACACGATCGATTAAAATACCATAAATCATAACAGCTAGCGGATCCAATCCTGAGAAATAATCATCTTCTATTAGCCGATACGGAATTTTAAAATATCTCTCGTGATTATCCATGTCTATCTCTGTAAAGTATTGGTCATTCATATCTCTCCTAAACTATGATTTAATTCGTATTTTTTACCTAAAAAAATAAAATCTTTTTTAACGTTGTATAAACGAGCTAGCTTGTCTAATAAATCAACTGGAATTTTAGAACTGTCATGCTCATATTTCAACAGTGTTTGTTGATGGATTTGTAGCTTATCAGCAACCTCTTTTGCAGATAAATTGTAATTTGTTCTTATTGCTCGTAGCGTCATCTTTTGCACGTACTCACCCCCTTGTGTTAATAGTTACCCTCCGTGATTTCTGCTATAATGTAGTCAGAAAGGAGGTAATGTTATGACTAATGATGTATTTTACAGTCGCAATAGAGCTGTTCTAATTGATAAAATTAACGACACCATTCGCAATTCAGGTTTGACAGACGATGAAAAAGTGAGTATCATTAATCAATATCTTAGAAAGATGATTGCAAATCACGAAGTTGAGATACAAGCTCTGATGGAGCAAATTTCAAATCATAATCTCTAACATCCTCGCTAGTGAGTTCAGCCAATGCTTTTACTCTTGGCTTCATGTATTCACTAGGATTCGGAAAATCCTGCTTGATAAGTTGTAAATGTTTGATTACATCCTTGACCCTTTTCGTTGACGGAAGGGGTCTTATTGTTTTGTACGGATATTTTCTTGGTCTCATTTCCTCACCTCCTTTCAAATGTGGTATAATAAAAATAAAATGATTGGAGAAAAATATGACTGAAAAAATTTGTTTTATTGTAACTGCTATTGGCGAATCTGGAACACCTACCAGAGAACGAGCTGACAACGTATATAGATATCTTATCGCTCCAGTATGTGAAGAACTCGGTTATAAACCTGTTCGTGTCGATCACGTCAATGCGGTTGATAACATCAACGAAACAGTTATAAACTACCTCAAAACTGCCCCTATGGTTATAGCAGATATGACAGACCATAATCCAAACGCATTTTACGAATTAGGTTTCAGGCAAGCCCGCGAACTCCCCCTTGTACCAATCATAAAGGTAGGAGAAAGACTTCCTTTCGATGTTATTACAACTCGTACCGTATTCTACGATACAGATGTGGCAAAAATTGAAGATTCTAAAGAAAATTTGAAATCTAAAATACTAAGCTTTGAAAACTTCGAAATGCCTGAGAGTCGTACTGAAAGAACCCTTACACTCGATGATGTCAATGATAATTTGAGCAAAAAGCTAAACAAGATATTAAACTTATTAGAAAAGCAACAGTCTTATTCTTCTCTCGTACATACACATGATTTTAAAGCACCGCAAATTGACTATCAGTCATTAATCCAAGAAGCTCAAGATAGAGTTAATCGGATCCAGAGGAATCCATTATTCCCCGAAGATAAGAAATAGCTAGCTCTTGTTGACTTTGCAGTTCACCAATCTCAGCAACTTTTTCATTTATAAGTCTAACGGTCCTCAATACTTCATTGAGGGCTGTTCTTTCTAGTTCGTTCATTTCCCTACTCCTTATCTTTTTTATCACATCGGTATTCCACTATCTTACGAATAGTAAAAGATACAATCACAAATCCTGCTAGGATTATCAATCCAACATTTTCATCCATTGCTTTTCACGGCAAATGATGGTACACTATCTAGTAGAGGTCGGGGCTTCTGCCCCTTTCTCTACTTTTTGTTTTGAAGCTTACGTTTGTGTTCTAAGATTTGTTTGTGCCACAAACGTGCTTCTCTGCTTAAGCCTAGTACCAAGAGGACGGTTGCAGTGTCCTTGGTTGCTAGGCTTTTTATGATGTGTTCCATCATTTGCCTTACCTCCTGTTTTATTTTGCTCTATGAGCAACAACCTGCCAAGGATTCGAACCTTGGTGATACCAATCAGGCTACATTCATTTTATCAAGCATTCCTGCAAATGCTGCATCAAAACGAATGTCATCGATTTCCTCTTGAGTGAAACCAGAATCGAGAAGGTAACGCTCTTGGCGTTCAATCTCCTCTGCTAACTCTGTCCATCCAAAAGCGAATTGACGGCAGTTAGTACAGAATGCTTCAAGCTGGCTGTAAAGGAAGTTTTCCTCGTAAGTGCCTTGGATTAAAGTTTCCTTAGCTACTGCTTTAAAGATGTTGATTGCTTTCTCGTTTAATGTGTTCATGGTATTTCCCTCCGGTTTGTTTTTGTTATTTCCTTAAGCTTGATTTAATTATACTACGAATTAAATCGTATGTCAATACTTTTTTAGGATTTTTTCGTATTTTTTTCGAATTTTTTATTTACAAAAACGAAAATAAGCGTTATTATATAGTAAAAGACAAAAGGAGAAAAAGAATGGCCAGAGGACGAGGAAAGTTAACTCCTCAAGATAAAGAGGATATGAAAGTCTTTTCCACAAATCTTAATGCGATTTTGTCGGACAGGAATTGTAAGCAAGTAGAGTTGTCCAGAGCGACAGGTATACCTGCTAGCACTTTAACGGGTTATGTGAAAGGAACTTCTTTGCCTATACCCGGAAATGTACAAAAGATAGCTGATTATTTTGGAGTATTAAAATCGACTTTAGACCCAAGGTTTGTAAGTGAAGATTCAGCTATCGAAGTCACTCCTACCCCGTTCCCCATCGCTTCCCCAATCCAAACCATCTACGACGAACTAAAACCTCCAAGACAAGCCAAAGTCCTGAATTATGCAAAGAGGCAACTGGACGAGCAGAAAAACGAAGAAGAAACGAAGATAAACGAAGTATCGGAAGTTATTAGCTTGTACCAAGTTGAGGTAGTATCTGAGACGGCAGCAGCTTCTGGATTTAACTATGGATTTGGCTACGACGATACAGACAGAGAGACTATAGAGGTTGACGAGCAACCACCACGTCACGACATTGCGACTAAGGTCAGCGGAGACTCCATGCAACCTGACTACCAAGACGGAGATATTCTCTATTTAGTAGACAAGGGACTGACCACCTACAACGGAGACCTAGCAGTTATCGCATACGGAGACCGTTCTTACTTTAAGAAGATATATACCGAAAACGGACGCTTACGACTAGTGTCGCTCAATGACAAGTACGAAGATATCATCCTAGACTTCCCACCAGCCGAAGACACACACATCAAGATCTATGCAGTTGTCAGTGTGTATAGAGGGGAATAAAACCAACTGTTTCCAAAATGGAAACAACTACTTGACAAAAACTAAAAAAAGAAGTACACTAATAATGTCAAAAGCCTTGTTCGTCAAGGATACGATATTTACTTATAAAGCCTTGTTCGTCAAGGACAAAACGGTCTGGTGTACTTCTAAGAGGTACACCTTATTTTATTATCCGGAGCAATAATATGAAATTTCAACAAGGCGAAGTTTATCTAATCAACTTCCCACAAAAAGGTGGGAATGAATTTTACGGAAAACACTACGCTATCATCTTAACAACTCCTGACAAAGTTGATGGAACGCTCCTAGTAGCACCTTTAACTGGTAAAAAATCAGGAAAGAAATATCGTGGTGGTATCACGATTGAAAATAGTAAATATCAAAACACTCCGTCCAAGCCCAAAGCCTATGCTTATGTCCGAAAAATCCAAGAAATAGATAAACGGAAAATCGTCTATAAAACAAAGAAAAAGATTGATAGCGATGGACAAGTAATGCTAGATGCAACAGGAAAAGAGTTATATGATAAAGTTTATAGAGCAGCTTACAAGCTAGATACAAACGACCATAAAAAACTACTAGACAAGATAAAAGAAGTTCTTGGACTAGATTTATATTAAATAAAAAATTGACGTTTTTAAATAATTATATTACAATACAGCTATCAGGAGTTTAGCTCCATAAAGTTTAGGTTTAGGTTTGGATTTTAGATCCATAACGTGATGGTAGCCGTATTTGATACGGCTACTTTTCTTTTTATCAAGCAACTGTTTCCATTTTGGAAACAGTTGCTTGATAAAAATAACAAAAGACTCTATAATGTACTTATACGAATTGGTCCGGATGCCCGATGCATCCTACCGAAAGAGTCTCAATAAATTATTGGGGCTCTTTCGTGCTTTATAGGAGAAAAAATGAAACATTTTTCCGAATAAAGATAACACCGGCTGATTACCGAAATGGTAAATGGCAAAGAGATTTATATACTTTCTTCCATTCTTTAGCCTTATTTGATAACAAAGCAGGCTTTAACTTATTAGAACTATGTCTCTATTCTATAAAGGAGCATGACGCATCGTACCCCTCAGATTGGCTAGTTTTAGCCAGCGAAATGGGATATCCAAAAGATGTTCTAAAAACAGATTTACAAAGGCATCATAATTTCCACAAAAATTACCGTTGGAGATACCTGTGGCATGCTATAAAAAATATATTTAAAAAATAGAAAACAAAAAATCCCCACACTCTACGACGGCCATCTTTGAGTGTGAGGATTCAACTTTCCATCAAGCAAGCAATGGAAAGGATGATAAGAAAGGAGTTACTTAGGAACTGGATGAACAAACTAGAAAAAAATAATCTTGATAAATTGACAGTCTCAACAGATAAAATGAAACAACTGACTGTTGAGAATCCAAATCACTTCAAAATCTCTAGACTAGGTCAAAGTATGACCAACTATAGCAATCAATTAGAGCGTGAAATACAAGGAAAGCGTCGTAGAAATAGAGTGTTCCCTTACGGCACACTTGTCTATGTTGATTTTGGTATAAACTTTGGATCAGAATTCTCTGCGCCACATTATGCAATTACGCTTACCAAAGAAGACAAAAAGAATAGAAATACTATCACGGTTATTCCTCTAACATCTAAGCCGGGATACGATAATTTACCACTAGAGTTTAACCTAGCTGAAGGACTTGGCCTACTAACTACACAACTCATCAAAGCGGCTGAAGACAAGGTTGAAAATGAACTGGTAGCACATTTTGGAGAATATGATGATTTTGATGAACTTATCGCAAAATTGGATAAAGAAGGTCGATTAGACGAGAAAGAACGTGCAATAAACCTTGTACAAAAACTTACAGATAACGTTTCATTGGCTGGTCAACGTCTTGAAAAATATGTATCTGACCTAGATAAAACTACCTATGCGAAATTAGATTCAATTACAACTATTGACAAAGTGAAAATTTTTAAGAAAATCAATCCTTTAGACGGAATTGGTGTTGCACAAATACTTGAACCACAGATGAAAATTTTAAGCGATGAAATTAAAGCGCGCTATCTTATTTGA